TGGTGAGGAAGTCGAAGTAGAACTAGACGAACTTATCAAGGGTTATCAACAAGGTACGGACTACACTAAAAAGTCTCAGGCTCTGGCTGAACAACGTAAGGCGATTGAAGCTGAACGTAGTCATTTAGAGTATGTAAAACAAGAGCGACAGGCATACGCCCAGAAGTTGCAAGCGTTGGATAGCTTCCTTACGCAGCAACATCAGGGTGTGGACTTAGAAGTTTTAAAGGAAACAGACCCTATCGGTTATGCGGTAGCGGTAGCTGAACAGAGCCAACGTGAGAAGCAGTTAGCAGTAGTCAGGAATGAACAGCAACGCATTGCCCAACAGCAACAAGCAGAGCAACAGTCCCAACTGCAAAACCATCTCCGTCAAGAATCTGAGAAGCTAGTTAGTCTGATTCCTGAGTTAGCGACACCACAGGGTGATGCGGTTCGGAAACAAATCCGTGACTATGCGAAGTCTGTAGGTTGGTCTGACCAAGAACTCAGTTCCGTGTATGACAGTCGTGCTGTGATGACCTTGTATAAGGCAATGAAGTATGAGCAACTTCAAAAGAGCAAACCAGAGTTGAATAAAAAACTTCAGTCTGCCCCTAAGATGATGCGTTCTGGTACTTCTGCGCCTCCTACTAGGTCTTCACAAGATAAACAGGTTATGCAGAGGTTGCGTGAAACTGGAAAAGTTACTGACGCAGCTAAAGCATTTGAACGATTCTTTTAATTTTGGAGTTTTAAAATGGCTACCTATCAAACATATACCGCTATTGGTCAGCGTGAAGACCTTTCGGATGTTATCTACTCGATTTCACCAACAGATGTTCCATTTATGTCTTCCATTGGCAAGACTAAAGCAACTGCTGTTTTGCATGAGTGGCAAACGGACTCACTCGCAGCAGCGACTTTAGACAACTATACAGTCGAAGGTGCGACAGCATCTGACGCTACTATGTCTCCAACAACTCGTGTAGGCAACCGCACTCAGATTGCACAGAAAACTATTAAGATTTCTGGCACTTTGCAAGCTGTTGACAAAGCAGGTCGTAAGTCTGAAAAGGCTTATAACTTGGCTAAGGCTTCTAGCGAAATTAAGCGTGACATGGAAACAACCCTGTTGAGCAATCAGACTGCCACAAACGGCAACAGTTCTACTGCTCGTAAATTGGGTGGTCTGCAAGCATGGTTGAACTCCAACTATGATGGCGGTACTTCTGGCGTTGCTGGTGACTTGGGAACTACTGCTCGTACTGATGGCACAAATCGTACTTTCACAGAAGACATTTTGAAGACTGTCGTTAAAGAAGTTTACGCTTCTGGTGGCAATCCTAAAGTGTTGATGGTGAACCCTGCTCACAAGCAGTTGGTTTCTGCCTTTACTGGTATTGCTGCACAGCGTTTCATGGCCCCTGCCAATACCCCTACCACTATCGTCAGCGCAGCAGACGTTTACCTGTCAGATTTCGGTGCAATCTCAATTGTTCCCAACAGGTTTATGACATCTACCAATAGCTGTAACGAGACAGCGTTCATCCTTGACCCTGACATGGCTGCTATTGCTTACTTGCGTCCTTTCCAGACCAACGAGTTGGCTGTAACTGGCGACAATGAATCCACACAGTTGCTGTGTGAGTACACATTGGAAGTTAAGAACCAAGCTGCTCATGGCATCATTGCCGACATTACTCCTTAATCTGGTGTAACCCAAAAAATGCCTCAGACTTAAACCTCTGGGGCATTTTCTTTTCTACTCAAACTGATAGAATTAAGCTATGCAAAATCCTACCAATTTTAGACAAACTGCTGTTCATGCTGATGGTGAGGGCGGTATTGTTATTGAGACTCGTCAGGATGTTACTGACATTATTGAGCAGAATAAAAAAGAATATAACTCGTATGACGAGAGAGCAAGATGGTCTGACCAATTGTTTGGTAACAAGGTTGCATCTATTCCCATGACAGTTATTGATGACTTGAACAAAGTTGGAATCATGCGTGGCTTTGCTGTTCTTGATGACAAGCGTTTTGCTGCTTGGTTGAATGACCCAATGAATCGTGCATGGCGCACTAGAACTGGAGTGGTATGAGCCTCTCAACATATTCTGACTTGCAGACTTCAATAGCCAACTATTTGGCTAGGTCTGACTTGACAAGCATCATTCCAGACTTTATTACTCTGGCCCTCTCAACATATTCTGACTTGCAGACTTCAATAGCCAACTATTTGGCTAGGTCTGACTTGACAAGCATCATTCCAGACTTTATTACTCTGGCTGAGAATCGTTTGCGTAGAGAACTGCGTATTCGCCAGATGCTAAAGTCTGTAACCACTTCAACTGTCGCAAGTGATGCAACTGTAGAGATACCTAGCGACTTCTTAGAGATTCGTGATTTTGTCGTAATGACAAACCCAATTCAACCATTGAGTTACTCTAGTCCCTCAACGCTATCTAATGACCCAAGAACATCAGAAGTTGGTGTTCCTAAGTCTTACACTATTCTTGCTTCTGAGTTTCAGTTAGCACCTGCACCTGATGGCGTATATACGTTAAAGATGCTTTATTACTCTGCGCCTCCGTACTTGACTAGCAGTAACACATCTAATGTTTTCTTGAATGTTGCACCTGATGGTTTGCTATATGGCGCATTGGTTGAAGCAGAGCCTTACTTAATGAATGATGCTCGTATCAATACATGGGGTTCTATGTATGACAGAGCAATTTCTTCTCTCACTAGGTCTGATGAAAACACTCAGTATTCTGGTGTACCCCTGTCAATCAAATTAACTGCAAGGTGAAATCATGGCTGAAATGTCTAACTACTTGGAAAATGCTCTTATCAATGTGACGTTGAGAGCAACTGCTTACACAGCACCAACAACTGTTTATGTGGCTTTGTACACATCTGACCCAACTGATGCTGATACTGGAACAGAGTGTTCTGGTACTAGCTATGCTCGTCAGTCTGTGACATTTGGTGCGCCTAGCAATGGTGCATCTACAAACTCTGCTGCTGTGGAATTTCCTCAAGCTGGTGGCTCATGGGGAACAATCACACACATTGGATTGCGTGATGCTTCTACGGCTGGAAACCTTTTGTATCACACAGCACTAGATGCTTCTAAGACGATTGCAACTGGCGATGTGTTCCGTATTGCTACAGGTTCTTTGTCTGTAACATTGGCATAACATGGCTGGTACGACAGTCAATCTTACGCTTGAGCAACTTGACCAATTTGGGTCATTGGATAGCCTCACGCTAAGTTTAGACTCGTCTGATTGGAACTCGACTACACAGAAGAATGTGACAGGCCCTTGGGTGCTAGAGGGCTTAGACGCTTTCAGTTCTAGCATTGATAGCCTAGCAATTAGCCTAGATTCAGAACTATGGGCTACCGCATATTTGTGGGATGGTGTCGCAGATATAACTGCTAACGCTACTGTTGTTGCAAATGCTGAAAAGATATTTGGCGGCATAGCTTCTGTAACTTGTACGGCTACAGTAACTGCTGATGCTTCCATTGTTTACTATGGCGATGCCTCTATCACAGGAAACGCAGATGTTACGGCATCTGGTCAGCGTGTTCAGTTTGGTAGTGGTGACATACAGGCTACAGCAAGCGTAACTGCTGATGGACAGAGAATAGCAAATGGCGTTGCTAGTATTACTGGTAACGCTGATGTAACTGCTATTGGCACTAAGGTTAACTTTGCTAGTGCAAGTATTACTGGAAATGCTGATGTAAGCGCATCTGGTCAACTTGTGATTAGTGGTAGTGCCAGCATTACTGCTAATGGTGTCTGTGAAGCTAACGCAGAGAGAATCCAGTTAGGCGTTGCGTCTATTACTGGTGATGCGACATTTACTGCTAATGGTGGATTGATTGCAGAAGGAACGGCAAGCGTAGAAGCCAATGCGGATGTTGTTGCTAGTGCGTCTGCGATATACGCAGGGGCAGCCTCGGTATCAGGTCTAGCGACAGTAACTGCTATTGGTACAAGACTTGGTGATAACTGGACTCCAGTAGCAGGTGACACTAATACTTGGACACCAGTTAGCACAGATTCAAACACTTGGACACTTGTTTCTAGTGACACAAACACATGGACTCCAGTATCTGCCAATGACAATACATGGACGACACAGACTCAAGGAAGTAATACATGGCTACGACAAGGGTAACATTTGGTGAGTGGATGCCTGACCAATCAGGTATTTCTGGCTCGTTGACGGATGCCAAGAACGTGGTGTCTCAGGCTATTGGGTACGGCCCATTTCCTACGCCAGTATCATTTTCTAGCGCAGCAGCAGAGAATCTAACTTCTTTGTATGCTGCCAAAGCACCTGATAGCAATACCTATTTCTTTGCTGCTGGTCTGTCTAAGATTTACACAGTTAGCGGTTCTGGAACACTTACGCAAGTAAACACAGGATTGACTACAGGAAATAACGATAGAGTAAGGTTTACTCAGTTTGGCAAGAGTGTCATTATCTGTAATAACTCTAACAAGCTAAAGTCTTGGGTACTTGGTACTTCTACGACATTTGCTGAAGTGTCTGCTAGTGCGCCTATTGCTAAATTCATTACAGTTGTTCGTGACTTTGTGGTTTGTGCTAATACTTTTGAAACGACACAACAACAGTATCGGGTTCGTTGGTCAGCTATCAATGATGAGACTGATTG